GGTGGCTGGATAATTGGCAGGCGAGCAAGTAACGAAAACGTCACAGCTGCCGTAGCTACAGCTATGGTCGTGTCAGTTGCAACACGCCAATACTCAGACATAGATATCGTTGTGGTGTAACCGCTTTCAGTATGTTACAATCTCTTACAATGGGATTTTTTGACGCCTTAAAGGCAACACAAACTATGTCACATATTGACAGTCAATCAACTGCCGATTTAGTGGCAGCTCTCGCGCCTGCAAATCTAATACAGCAGGCAGTATTTAATTACGGACTAGCTCCGACTATTAGTCGTGACCTTGCAGTACAAGTGCCAGCAGTTGCAAGAGCCAAGAACATAATCGCTGGAACTATTAGCTCTATTCCGCTTGAAGTGCGATCACGCATTGACGGTTCTGTGTTAATGCCACCTAAAGTTATTAACCAGCCTGATCCTAGAGTGCCCGGACAAACAATCTACCGACTATTAGTCGAGGATTTAATCTTTTACGGCGTCGCTTATGGACAAGTGTTAGAAGTTTACGAGGAATACCCAAACCGTATTAAAGCCTGGACTCGCATAGATCCAATCAGAGTAGTACCTGAATTAAATGCACAAGGTACAGAGATCGTTGCATACGATTTAGATTTAGTTGGCAAGTTACCTACTCAGGGTGTGGGATCGTTAGTCGTCTTTAGTGGTGACGAGGGTATCTTGACCCGAGGTGGTCGCACAATTAAGACAGCCCTAGAATTAGAGAAGGCTGCATACAACTTTGCACTAGAGCCAACACCTACTATTGCGCTCAAATCAACTGGGGCTAATTTACCAGCTGAGCGTATTAGCAAATTGCTAGAAGCTTGGAAACAATCACGTCAAACTCGCGGAACAGCGTTTCTTAATGCTGATATTGAGATGACTTCAGTCGGCTTCGATCCTAAATCGCTTCAATTAACAGAAGCACGTCAATACCTTGCTACCGAGATCGCTAGGCTTATGAACATACCTGCTTGGTACGTTTCAGCTGACACTAACTCAATGACTTACTCAAACGTAACGTCAGAGCGTAGGGCTTTAGTTGATTTTAGCCTTCGACCAATACTTACACAGATAGAACAACGTTTAGATCAATCTGACTTTACGCCACAGACGCAGACAGTCAGATATGCGCTTGATGACTTCTTGCGTGGTAACCCACTAGAGCGCGCCCAAGTCTATGAGGTACTTAACCGCATAGGTGTCTTATCAGTAGATGAAATACGCAGAGCAGAGGACTTAGTATTATGAAATTAACAATGCCAGTAGCAGTTACAGCTGCCGATAGTGACTCACGCACAATATCAGGCACTATTGTTACTTGGAACGAGCAAGGCAGAACGTCAGCAGGTTTAACAAAGTTTGCAAAGAACTCTATTGCCTTAAAGTCTGTTAAATTATTTTTAGAACACGATCGTACAAAGCCAATAGGTAAAGTTCTTAGTTATGACGAAACCGAGGAAGGCATTGAAGCCGTATTTAAGATCGGTAAGACTAGCGCTGGGTCTGACGCATTAGTAGAAGCTGCCGAAGGATTACGCGATGGCTTTAGCGTTGGCATTATGGTCGATGAGTACGAAATTAAAGACGGTGTAATGGTAATAACTGCCAGCACACTAGATGAAGTATCGCTAGTCGAAAGCCCTGCTATTGACAGCGCACGAGTTTCTGAGGTTGCTGCCTCAGATGATCCAAACACAGAAAACAAGGAAGGGTCAGAAATGATCGATACTCCAGAAGTTGCCGCTGATACTGAGGTATCGGTCGAGGCAGCAGAAGTAAAGGCAGCAGCTCCAGTTGCTCAGCCTTTGACTTACGCACGACCACGTTCTCCAATCGTGGACAAAGCTACATACTTGGAACACTCAGTACGCGCAAAGTTGGGCAACGAGGATTCACGCCAATTTGTAGCGTTTGCCGATGACACTACTAGCAATAACGCTGGTTTAATTCCAACACGTCAGCTAACAGAGGTAATTAACCCTCTATCAAACGCTGATCGTCCAATGATTGAAGCAATCTCTCGCGGCGCACTACCTGACGCAGGTATGACCTTTGAGATTCCAAAGATCACAGTAGTACCAACCGTTGCTGATGTAAACGAAGCACAGCCAATTACCGAAACAGGTATGGAAACATCTTTCCTATCAGTAAGCGTAAACAAGTATGCAGGTGGACAAACTTTCTCAGTAGAATTACTAGATCGTTCAAACCCAGTATTCTTTACTGAGCTAGTACGTCAGATGGAGTTTGCTTATGCAAAAGCCACAGATGATTTTGTTGGTGACGAAATTGCTAACAATGGCACCCTTAACGCAACTGCTACAACTGAGGATAAAGACGGACTCTTAACTTTCGTGTCCAGCGCAGCAGCAGCAGTTTATGGCGCTTCACTTGGTTTTGCACGCAACCTAGTAGTAAGTCCTCAACAATGGGCTAGAATTATGAGCTACAATGACAGCGGACGTCCAATTTACACAGCTTCACAGCCACAAAACGCTGGTGGCGCGGTAGCACCAACAAGTATTCGCGGAAACGTATTAGGTCTTGATCTTTATGTTGATCGCAACTTTGGTGGAACAGGTGGCACAGGTCTAGGCGACTATTCAATGGTCGTAGTAAACCCTGACGCTTACACCTGGTACGAGTCACCACGCGTACGTCTACAAACAAACGTAGCGCTAAACGGACAAATTGAAGTTAGCTACTATGGCTATGGAGCACTTGCAACCAAGATCGCTGCTGGCGCTAACTGGTTTAACAAGTCCTGATAACAAACTAGATCGAGGGGTGGGCGTGTTCTCCCGAGCGCTCACCTCTCATTAAAGGAGTAGATATGCCTTCAATAATCACAGCCACACAGCTGCGATCTGTTCTTGGCGTATCCTCATCACTTTACAATGACGCATATTTAGATCAAATAATTGATACAGCAGAGGCAGTAATTCTGCCTATGCTAGAAAAATATGCTTCCCCAATCGGGAGCACTAAACTTTTAGATAACAAAGCAATCTTTACTACCGTTGGCGAAAACCTATTTAGTGCTGGTCAATCGGTAGTTATTACAGGTTGTGGCTCACCTTACAATGGCACTCGCACAATCTTAGATGATGATAACTTAGGCGAGTATTCGTTTGCTGCTGCAATTACAAATGCCGATATTAACGAAGCAAACGTAATTCCAAGTGGTCTAGCCACCCTATCGGGAGCTTCTACTTATGTAGGCAACGACGCTATTGAGTCGGCAGTTTATGTTGTAAGCGTTGAAGTATTCCAATCACGCACCGCAGCAGGTGGGCAGATAGAGGGCGTGGACTTTGCACCAACTCCGTACCGTATGGGCAGAAGCCTCGTCAATCGTGTCCAGGCTCTACTTGCGCCGTTCATTGATGTCGAGTCGCTATGCCAATAAGTGCCACTCGTACTGCACTAGAAACAGCTTTAAGCGGTATTGCCGCTAACGTTTACAATTCTGTACCTGAGTCTGTTATTCCACCGGCTATCGTTATTGTGCCGGACAGCCCGTACATTGAGTTTGAAACAATAAGCAAATCTGTTATTAGGTGCAAACTTAATTTTACTATTACCGTTGCAGTCGCTTATTACAGCAACGAAGCAGCCCTAGACAACCTAGAAACGCTGCTACTATCGGTCTTAGCAGCTCTGCCTGCTAATTATGTAGTTGGGGCAGTTGATCGCCCTTCAATTACGCAAGTCGGTGCGAGTGACTTACTCGTTGCTGACTTTAATGTATCAACCTACTACACAAACTAGGAACAAATATGGCAACAACAGTAATCACAGGCAGGGACGTATCTTTATCTTTCTCGGGATCTTTGGGAACCGATATTGACGCACAAGCTACATCCGCCGTTTTAACAAAAACAAACGATCGTCAGACATACCAAACTCTTGACGGCGAAGCCTACAAAACCACAAACGTCGAAGCTGAGTTTGCATTAGAGATTTTGGCAGACTGGGGCAAGACAAGCTCAGTATGTGAAGCACTTTGGACAGCAGCAGAATCACCCGACAATACCTTTACCGTAACTATGACAGCAGCAACAGGCGCAGTTTTTGCGTTTGACTGCCTACCAGAGTTTCCAAGTGCAGGTGGCGCTGGAACCGACGCGCAGACAGTATCCTTTACCTTTAAGGTATCTAAAGGCGCAGTAACAGAAACCTTTAGCTAAACAAAAACAATCGGGAGAACACAATGAAATTAAATATTAAAATAACTACAAACTCAGGTGATGTGGCTACTTATGTAGCTGCACCCCCTGAGTGGCGCAAGTGGGAATTAGAAACTGGTCAAAAGATTAGTAAAGATCCTTCACTAGGTATTAGCGATCTTATGTTTTTGGCTTATCACGCTATGAAGCGAGAGAATCCAAACAAGGCAGCGCTAAGCCTAGACAATTGGTGTGCCACGGTTGCAGATATTGAAATAGAGGATACAAAACTAAACCCCACCCAAGCGGTAGCCTCGGACGACTAATAGTTGAACTTGCTATCGCAACACAAATACCAATGCAGTATTGGGATAATGCAGAGGATATTTTAACAGCACTAGA